ATCTCCAGACGCACGCCCTTGTTGTTGTCGCTCGGGATCGCCTTGGCGTAGCGCGGCAGGCCGATGGTGTTGGTGGTTTCCATGTAATCCGCCGGAGCGAACACCGTGCGGAAGAAGTTGGGAACGCCGAGCGGGAAAACCCTCGCTTCGGTCGCGCCGATGAACGGCGTCACGCCGCCGGAGCCGTCATTGGCCGGCACGTAGCCCTTGTAGTTCTCCCAGGTGATTCCGCCGAAAGTCAGCGTCTGATAGGCGATGCCGTTCCGAAGCTGCTGGCCTTCCTGATACAAATAGGTCTTCTCGATGTCGGCATGCGTGATCAGCGTGTCCCAGAACGTATCGCCGCACAGCGCGTAAATGCCGGAATAGGCGATGCCGCCGAGGCTTTGCGCGACGCTGCGCACGATGCTGGCGCACTGTTTGCGCGGCTTGCCCGCCACCGTCAGATCAAAACTCACATCGGCGGCGGCGCTGATGCCGAATTCGGAATAAAGGTCATAGACCGTGGCGCCGTCCTTATCGAGGATGACGCCCTTCACGGCGCCAACGCGCTGATGTTCTAGCGTGGCGTCGAAATTCGGCGTCACCTCGCCCATGCGCTGGGCCAGATAGGTCTCGACCGTGCGCGGTTGCGCGGGCTGGCCGAACTCGCGCACGTTCTGCACTTCATCGGCGTTGACGAAATCGTCGATCTGGAAATGCGACGCCTTCAGCACGCGCGCCTGGCGGCTGAGCTTCGGACGCGTCTCGCCGGGGCCGCCGCGCCGGGTCGGCGAGATCAGCGAAAGATAGCCGTCCTTGTTCTCGATCTCGATGCCGGTCGTAATGATGCCGGTTTCGGGAAACAGGCCAAGTTCGCCGATGCGGCCGGGAACAAAGGGCTGATTGTTGATGCTGTCGGTGAGCGAGACGAACGAAAAGGCGTCCGACTCGAAGGCATTGATCACAAGATCGTTCATATTCGGGCGTCCTTTTAGCGCGCGATGATCATGGCGTTGGCCAGCGAGGCCAAGCCAGCCGTCTTCTGGGCGGCGGTGTCGGAGGATTTCCAGATGAGCGCGGACCCGCGCACCTCGGCATGGCGCGCGACCGCGACGGCTTTGGCGTCGGCGGAGGTCGCATCCACGCGGTCATAAAGGATCGCGGCGGCGGTCTGCGAGCCGTCCGAGGCGGCGGCGTCGCGCAGGGTGAATTTACCGGAGGCGGTGATCTTGCCGAGCACCGCGCCCGGCTGGAGCACGCCGGCGCCGGAAGCGACCACGATATTGTCGCGCGAAAGGTTGCCCTCGTCGTCGATGGCGAGAAGGAACGAACCGGCGTGCGGATTTTCGGTAAGGATGGTCATGGGCGGAAACTCCTGGGATCAGCGACGGCCGGTCTGAGCAGCGCGGCGGGCGTAAATGTCGGCGGCGACCACGGTCTTGGCCGGCTGCGCGGCGGCGTTGCGCTCTCCGCCCGGGCCAAGCGAAGCCGGCTTGTGCGCAGCCATTGCGGCGGCGAGCGGCGAGGCCGGCGCGGCGTCGCCCTCTTGGGCCGAGGCCGCCAGCGCAGCGCGCGCGTCCTCGGCGCTCATGCCGGTCTTGAACGCAAAATGCCGAGCCAGCGAACCGCGGGTCTTGGCTTCGTCGCTGTCCAGAATAGCCGAAACACGCGCGCGCTCGGCGACGGTCGCCTGCTCCGACGCCTCGCGGCGGGCGGAGGCCAGTGCGGCTTCGTGTTGCGCCATCGTAATAACGGACGCCGAAGCGGTCTGCGCGGATGCGGGCGCTGGCGTCGGATCGGCGGCCGCGCGAACGGCCGCCAGCAAAGTCTCATTGCTCATGCGGGTTTCCTTGTTTGCGCGGGCGTCAGGCCCGGCTCATTTCGCGGACAAAGGCGTCGAACGCGTCGTTGGCGTGTCCGACAGCATCGGCAAGGCCGAGTGCGACGGCGTCCGCGCCGTCGAATTCTGCGCCCTCGGTGGCGAGGGCTTGGTTGGCGTTGAAACGCCCTGATCGATATTGTCCGACGCGCGCGGCGAAATCCTGTCGCACCGATTCCAGCTGCGCCTCGACGCTCTCGCGCTTCTCTTTAGAGAGCGGCTCGACCGCGTTCATGGTCGCCTTGTCTTTTCCGGCGCGCAAAACGGTGACCTTGACGCCTTCCTTTTCCAGCCGGCCGCTCATGTCTGCATGCAGGATGATGGCGCCGATCGACCCTGCGAGGCCGCTTTTGGGAATGACGATGCTGCGCGCAGCCGAAGCGAGCAAATAGGCCGCCGAGAGCGCATGATCGGTGAGGATCGCCAGCGTTGGCTTGCTCCTGGAAAGCGCGGCCAGCATATCGGCCGTCTCGAACACCCCGGCGACTTCGCCGCCAAAGGAATCGGCCTCAATCACGACACCCTTGACAGAGGGGTCACGCGCGGCGCGGACAATCTGAGCCTGCATGCCCTGGTAAGATGTGCGGCCCGACGACGCTCCGACGTAATTGCCCTTATGGACCAGCGTTCCTTCGACGCCGACGATCGCGACATTGCCGATCCGGTCAAAAACAGGGGTCTGGTCGCGATCGTAAATGCGCCCGGTGCGGTCGCCGAGACGCCCCGCCGACGGGCGCCCGTTCTGAAACGCTGAGTGGTCCACGGCGAGAGCGTTGACGACGGTGACGGGCTCGCCCAGGAGCCGTCCGCCGAGGCCTCCGACAATGGCGGCGGCTTTGGCGTCCGAGATCATCAGCGGCGTCTCAAACATGCGCGCGCAGATTTCGGCGTAACTCGCGCTCATGGCTGACCTTTCTTCGACTTGGCCGGCGCCGGTTCGTCCTGCTCAACCGGCATGGCCGCGAGATGCTTCGCCGCTTGCTGCGGAATGGTCGCCGGCAGGCCGAGCGTTTCTCGCATCTTGTTTTCGCGCGCTGTCTGCATCAGCACCTCGACCCAGTCCTTGCCCTGCTCGGCGCACTCGTCCTCAAGCGTCGAGAAGCCGGCCTCGACGCGCGCAATCGCCGCCAGCGCTTCCTTCTGGGGATCGACCCAGCCACGGCCGGGGCCGATCCATTTCGCGGCGCAATAGGCGGTCTTGGCCTGATAGAAGGACGGCGCGCCCTTGGGCAGCTTGACGTCGCCCTTGTCGATGGCCTCTTCCAGCCAGGCCGCGAAGATCGGCTGGGCGAAGCTGGCGGCGAAATTGTCCTTGCGGGCGGTGAAGCCCCGCCAGATTTCGATCAAGGCGGCGCGGGCGGACGAATAATTCACCTGCGACCAGTCCATCGACATCTGCTCATAGGTCACGCCTATGGCCGTAGCGATGTTGCGCAACACCGTCCGCTCGAACGCCTCGAAAACGCTGTTCGGATGGTTCGGGTTGGTCAGCTCGACCTTTTCGCCGGATGCCAGGAAATTGACTTTGACGCCCGGGATCGAGATCGGCGCGGCGTCGTGCCATTCGCGCCGCTGGTTCTGATACGTCGAGAGGCTGCCCTCGTCGCTCATCGATTCTGCGAGCTGCTCGGCGTCGAACGGCGAGGTGATGAAGGCGGCCATCACGGCGTTGAGGATCGCCGCTTGTAGCTCCGCCTCGTCATAGCGCCCGAGCATCCTGATTTTCTTCAGGATCGGCGCCAGCGGGGAAATCCCGCGAAACTGCCCCGCCGCCTGCTTTTCGAAGGCGTGAACCATGAGGGGACGCCCCCAAGGCGTCCGGCGCGGCACGCGTTCCCAGGTCCAGACTTTCAGGTTGGCGAAATAGGCCTCGCCCGGATGCGCGCCGCGCACCCAATAGGCGACGGGTTCGCCGCGCGAATGGCCGGAGGCGTCGAGATCGAGTTCGACGCCGCCGCGCAGCGCGTAATTGTCCGGCGCGTTGTTCTGGTTCGACAGGCGGTCCGGATGGATGACCTGGACAGCCGTCGAATAGGCCCAGTCGCGCTCGATCCAGTCGATCTGGGCCAGCGCCTCGCCGTCCCAAATCCGGTGCCGGAACGCCAGCGCGAGGATCGAGCCCCAATTCATCTGGCCGCCGGCGTCGCAGGTAAAGTCAACGCATTCAGCCCAGAGTTTGAACTTCGCCTCGATCTGGTCGGCCAGTTCCGCCGCAGCGTCCGAGTCGATCCCGAGCGCCCGCGCATTCGGCTTGGACGAAAGCCGCCAGCTCGCGCCGATCACGGCGTCGACGATGCGGGCGACGCCGCCGGAGGCCCAGCCGTCATTGCGCGCAAGATCGTGGATTCGCGCCGACAGAATGTTCCGGTCGGCGGCGATAGCCACCTGCGGCGCCGGATTCCACGCCGACCAGGTCGAAAGGTCCGGATCGGTCAACGACGCGCCATTGAACGCGCGCCCCATGCCCCACCCGAACGCGCCAGCTGCGGACGCCCCGGCGCGCGGACGCGCCGGGTCCGCGCGCGGCAACGGGTCGCCGGTCGGGCCGAGGATCGCGGGAATCGTCATTTCGACGCCGTTATTCCGCCGGCGTGATGTCGAAATAGTATTTCTTGCCAATCACGAGCTGCTCAATAGCGGCGGGATTGTCGATCGAGAATCGAGCATCGCCGTTGGGCGTGGCTTTGCAGAACTTCACGTCATCCGGATTGGCGGCGTCATATTCGCACTGGAAGAGCGCCTGAAAGCCCCCCCAAGTATTCGGAACGATCCCCATCAAGTTCATTTTTGCACGAACAGCCATCGTAGACTCCTGGTTTCGAGGTTGACTAAAAAGCGACCCTTCGGCCGCGCGGGCGACCTTTCACGGTCATGTCGCCGAGTGCGCGCAACTGGCCGCGCAAATCGTTGATGTAGCCGCGCAGCTTGCCGGCGTCGGCCGGCGAAAATTCGGTCCACTTCTCATTGTGCCGCAGGCGCGTCGTGGCGCCGAGGACCGTCACTTCGTGCAGTGACTGCTCAGCTTCAGCGAGACGCTGGCGCAGGGTGTCGGCGTCAATCGCCATCGTTCGACTCCTCCGAGTGTTCAGCGACGGCCGCAGTGAGGATCGCCGCCGTTTCGTTCAGTTTCCGCGCGACGTCGGCGATCTTCGGCGACTCCACCACCGCAAGAACGGCGTCCGACGCCATCGCGGCCAGATGCTCGGCGGCGGCGAGGAACCGCTCGCGATCATGCGCAAAATCGGCGGAGCGCGCTTGGGCCAGAAGAAATTCGGCGAGATCGCCCGGCAGGTGCATTGGCTCACTTCCTGTTCAGACTTGCGGCGAAATCCGCCATCGCCCGGCGCGGCTTTTGCGCAGGCGGCGGCGCCGGTGGCGGAGAGGGCGTATCGTCCTGTTTGGTTTCGCACGGGGGCTCTGGCGCGACCGGCGCGGCGGCGGGCGTCAGCATGTCCTCTATGTCCAACTGGCCCTGGTCCGGCGGCGCGGCGCGCTCGCGCTCGATCTGGTCCCAGCGGCCCGGCGCCATGTCGCGCACGCCAAACTTGATGGCGGCGGCCTCGGCCTGCAGCATGGTGTCGAGGCCTTCGTTGCGCTGGCCGTCCTGGACTTCCCAGACGTACCGAACCTCTCCGCCCTTGCCCTTCTTGAGCACGCGATGCTCGGCGGTCAGCTCCTGGAAGAAGTCGTCGCCCATCTCCTTCGGAAACGCGACGAAGCCATAGGTGAGCGGATCATCCTTCGCGAGGTGACGATAGAGCGCCCATTTCATCACCCACGATGCGAAATGGTAAAACCGCGACGAATAGCGCAGCAGCTTGCCGGTCTTGCGGTTGCGCTCTTTTTTCACGCGGGCGAGCAAGGGCTTGTCGTCGCCGTCCACGCCACGGACCATGATGACCTTGGAGACCGGGTGCCGTTTGGCCCAACCCCAAACCTCCTCGGTCATATAGTTGCCGTCGATCGCCAGCATGTCGACGCCGAATTCACGGCCGGTCTCGCCGCGCCATTTCGACGCCAGCAGCTCATCAAGCCGGGGGTGCGAGCTGGTGGGCGTATCAATCGCCGCGTCCTTGATGTGGCGATAGTCGATCACGGCGCGCCGGCCCTCGCGCCCCCAGGCGACCGCCTGCCAGGCGAGCCACCCGTCCTGCACGTCGACGCCGACCGTGACCACGAAGGCCCAGGCCGGAACCACACCGCGTTTGTGCCCGTTTTCGTCGGCGCGTTTGCGCAGCGCCTCCCAAGGCGGGGCCTCGCCCTTGACCTGATAGGCGCGGCCGGCGACGTCGTTGTAGAAAACCTGTTCCTTCTTCGGATCGCCCTTCGCCGACAACCAGGCGCGGGCGATGCGTTCAAAACTCTGCAACAGCGAATAGGCGGACCAGATGTCGAAGCTGCGGTGATAGCGCGCCGCCTTCGGGTTCTTGGCGATCCAGCGCCCCTTGAGCAGCATCGCGGGACGGTGGTGCTCCTCGATGGCGCAACCGCATTCGGCGCAGACGAAATGCGACCGCTCCGGCTCGTCCTCGTCGAGATTGTCGAGAAAGTTTTCAAGCTCGAGGGTCTGCTCGTGCCCGCAATGCGGACAGGGGAAGTAGAACTGCTCCTGGCTGCCTTGCTCGTAATTCTTTGTGATCCGGCATCCCGGCATGACCAGCGGCGTGCTGATCTTCAGGACCTTGGCGAACTCGCACGCCTGGCTGCGCGAATCGGCCTGCGATTCTGGGTCGCCGGCCGCGTTCATCTCCCATTTCGACAGGTCGTCCTGGACCTGCTTGGGCATTGTGACTTGCGACAGCGACGCCGGCGAATTGGCGCCGGAAATCAGGATCGCGCCGCGTCCATCCGCGCGCTCCTTGAACAGGATATTGTCCGCCCCGTCACGGCTCTTTTCGGGGAAAACATCCGCCAGCGCGGTGGTGCCGCGCAGCATTTGCTTCAGCTTGATCTTCGACCAGCGCCGAGCGTTATCCTCCGTCGGATGGCAATAGAGGAAGTCGCTCGGATCGAGGGCTTGCGAGCCCAGGGTGAAGACGTTCGCGAGGATCGTGCCGCCGCACTGGGCCGATTTCTTGATGGTCACGATCCGGCAAGGATCGGACGGACCGAGCGCGCGATAGATCTCCGTGAAGAATGGAAAATTGCGCGGGTTGAACGGCCCCTTGAAAGTCGGTGACTCGCGCTCGCTGAAAACGATGTTCGCGACCGCCCAGGCCTCATAATCGACCGGAGGCGGCGGCGTCCAGACGTCAGCGACCGCGCCGTAGGCCAGCCGGCGCGGGTTGGCCAGATGGATGGTCATTGCGGGCGCTGCGGCTCGTCATAGGTGTCCAGGTCCTCGACGGTCTCGGCGGCGCCTTCCGCTTCGATCTTGAACTGCTCGGCGAGCCGCTGCCGCGCCTCGCGGAATTTCTCGCGCAGGATATGCAGCGCGTCGCGATTCGGGATCGAGAGTTTGGCGGCCAGTTCGGCGGCGATCTCCGGCAACATGCCCTCGACGGTCGCGAGGATTTTTGACGAGACGCCGGCGACCTCGGCGCGCATATCCGCCGCGCGCACGTAGAAACCACGGTTGGCTCGCCGCTCCTCGAGGAGGCGCTCCGTCTGGAGCTGGACCTGGAACAGCTTCTCCTGCTTGATCTTGGTCTCGACCGTGTCTTCCGGTTCAAAGGTCGACGCCTTGGGCTCAGGCAACGGCAGCACGGGCGCTTCGAGCCTGGTCGAGAGTCCGTTCAGACCGAGACGCTGGTCGATGTTCAGCCGCTCCTTGAGCTGCTCGCGCGCGACCGTGGGATTGATGCGCGCCGAGCGCCCTTCGCCTTCAAGCGCGGCCCCATCGATCTTGCCTTCCGAAATCCACTGCGACACGCGACCGGGCGTCACGTTCATCATGGTCGCGAACTGCGATTTTAGGACGGCCCCCTCGTTTCGCATGAGTTCTTTAGTCCCTAAAGGCGACTTTAGGCTTCGAATTTAGCTGCAACTGCCGATAGATCGCGCGTTTACGATCCGCAGATCGCGTTGGCCCGGGAAGGACCCGCCAACCCCGGCGGCAAGTCGCATCGCGGGATGGCTTTCGCCCCCTGCGGCGAGGATCACCGGGCGCCGACGATCAACGTCATCAGGCGGCCGATCTCAGCAGGCAGGCGCGAAGCGACGGTGCGCTCGAAAGCTGCGCGCGCCGCGCCTCTCACCATCTCTTCGGGAATGAACACGCCCGACTTCACCTTCTGGATTGCGCCGCCCCATTTCCCGCCGGCGACGTTCCGATAAACCTGACCGTTCAGCTTGGGCGACGCCGCGCGCTTGCCGCGCGGTCCCGACAACATGAACGCGCCGGAATAAAACATCTGCTGGTCGCGCGGGTGCGCCGACACCCCGCCGCCGCCTTCATGCGCTCCAAAGTAGTGCAACGAGATGTCGCCGCCGCGCGTCATGAGGGTGTAAGCGAGGCGGCCTTCGCCGGCTGGCTGGTCGTGTATCGCACGCGGAATGGTCGAGCCATGCAGGCCGACCTGATGTTTCAGGGGGTCGATAAGGCCCGCGTGAATTTCCTGACCAATTTTGTTGATCACGCCCGCGACCTGCGTGCGGAACGCACCAGAAGCCGCCGCATCCATGCCGGCGACCATCGTCGAGAACGCCTTGGCGTCGTAGGTGACCAGCAGCCGCATGCGACACCGTCTGCGTTGGATTTTCTAAGCTGGCGCACTCGGACCGGAATGGCTTCCGGTTTGCTTTCGAGGATGTCGGCGCTGTATGGCGCTCTTTTCACCCTCGACGGGACAGTTTCTCACGCTGCCTGGGGCGGCCTTTGGCCGCATACCCGCGATCTGGACGGTTCGTTGGCCTGTCCGCACGCGACTGAACATATCCAGAACTGATTTGCGAAAATTCGTCAAGCCGTCTTTTTCGCCAGCTCGCAAGTTTCCACTTCCAGATCGAACGCTTGGCGCTGGCCCGCCTGCTGAAGCCCCTCTAATTCGAGGAACGCTTTCATGCGCTTCTTGCCCTTGAACGACAGGATGCGCGCAATCATTCCGGCGAAAACGCCGCTCCTGATCTCGACACGATCGCCCAGCTCTAACGCGGGAACCGGACGCGCCTGTGCGATCCCGGTGATTACCTCTCCTGCTGCAAGCAACATGAGCATGGTCCGACGTGAGACCAGCGCCGGCGTCGCAAACTTGTCCCCGTCGCGGAGTACGTCTGCGACGCCGCGCGCGTGCGGCGCGTCTCTCCAGCCATCGCAATCGCTCCAGCCGAAAAAGACATACCCCGGGAACAGCGGGACAAGCGTCTTGATCCTGGTGCGATCCCCGTTGCGCTTAACATGCCACCGATCTTCAACGACCGCAGGCGCAAACGCATCGAACCCGGCGGCCACCAACCCTTCACGCGCCGCAGCGGTACTCGCCGGCTCCGCCAGCTTCTGCTTGCCGAACGGAAACTCACGCCGTTCCCCCGTCGCCTTCACACCCGGTTTCAGCGCCGCAACGCCCCAAAAACGCCGATCCATCGCCCCGCCTCGCTCTTCGGTCATAGGTGTCATAGGTTTGAGAAGAAGAAGAAGAAACATATGACGCGCTTAAGCTGTTGATTGAGCACGTCAAAAATGATGCCGGTCATAAGTGTCATAGGTGTCATAGGTTGTTTTGGGTTGCGGCCAACTTCGTTTGCAATCCAGCTTCACGCACGCGCACACGCGCGAGGGAAAACCTATGACACCTATGACACCTATGACCGGCCATTGATCTAGAAGGAAAAAACCGTGTCATAGGTTGCCGGTGAACCTATGACACCTATGACGCGCCCGGTCATAGCGGCTCATCACGGAAACCCGAATCCGCCGAACATTCCCCCTCTCCCGGCAATTCCGGCCCCCAGTCGATTGGCTGACGCATCGCCTCCTGGAACGTGTCGCGACACGCGGCCAGGTCCGGGAATTCGTAACAGCGCACGCGCTTCTCCACTTCGGTGGGGCGGCCGTCCGCGCCGATCTCCTCGACCCATTGTCGCTTTCGTGACTCCGTCAGGTCGGGCAGCAGCTTTTTCAACGCAATCCCGAATTCGATATCGCTGGCTTTCCGCTTCACGCCGGTCTTTTCGGCGAAGCGCAAATAATCATTGTGCAGCGTGCGAATGGGCACTGTGCCTTCCCATTTCGATTTTCTGTGCGTCTGCGCGCCGTCGATCAGTCGCCCATAGAGCCACATCGGGATCGGATCGAGTGTGCGGATTTTCTGTTCGAGCAACGCCCCCGTTTTGGGGATCACCCGCACATTCGGCGCGCCCTCGCGATCGAGGTCATAGGCGAGCAGATCGGCGAGCAGCGCCTCACGGCCGCCGCTGTCCATCTGCGCATAAAGCTCGCGGAAATAGCCGTGGTTTTCCTTGGCGTAGTCCCCGACGTCGAACACGGCGAACCGCCGCTCATCCATGCCGGCCGGAACCACCCAATCGTTGTTGGAGGAGAACAGCAGGCGCACGTAATTATCGAGGCGGATCGGATCGACGCCCTTGGCTTCGATCATCTGCTTGTCGGCGGTCACCAGCCCCTTGAGCCGGCCTTCCGCCGCCTTGTCGCCCGCCCAAAAGCCTTCGTCCACCTGGAGGAGGAGACAGCTCGCCATATGTGCGTTGAACTGCCCGGTGAGATAGCGAGGGTCATCGACCAGAAAATAATGCGAGGGGAACAGCGAGCCGATCACTTGGCCAAGCACGGTCTTGCCCACGCCCATCTTGCCGCGCAGCACGATGGCCGTGCCGATCCGCTCGCGCGGCCGCTGGATCAGATGCGCCAGCCACGCCCAGGTCCATTCGAACAGGTCCTTGTCGCCGCAGCAGACGTTGGTGAAAACGTGGTCGCGAAAAACCGTGTATTTCTTCGCCCTTTCTTCCGGCACGTCCGACGACGGCTCGACGCCGAACCCCCGCCAAATATTAAAATAACGCGGCGTACCCTGAGCATTGCGCGGATCGGGAAAGAATTCGATGCCGTCATACGTGCGACGATCAGGCGAAGCCAGCCACAAAGGGGCCAGGTTCACATATGTGACCTTCTGCACCCATTCACCCGTTTCCTTGTCGAGAACGCGCGAGACCTTCCGTACTTTCTTATTTTGAAAATACGTCTTGAACGCATCGGGCGACATATAGCGGACGCGATCCTCAACAGGGCCGTCCGGCTGTTCCCGCATGACCACCGCACGCGACCCCAACAACACCAGCGCGTGCGTGCGATTGAGCTGAGCAATCGCGCCGCCCCGCCCATCGGAATCGTCGCCGTCGACATCATCCGGGCCGTCAGGCGGAGGCGGATCGTCAGACCCGCGCCCATGCCCGCCATCACCCTCCACGAGAGCGGGACCGTCCGCGATTTTTTCAGCGGCCTTGCCGGGGAAAGCCAGCACGGTCGCGCTTTCAATGGTTTTTGCGATTTCTTCCGCGCCGCTCATGTCATTGCTCTGCCAAACGCCGGATGACGGCAAGAGACCTGCGGGCGAAGCGCAAATGAACCTCGCGGTTCTCGACGGCCAGCGGATCATCCCATCCCGGAAGCGGGTCGAGCGACTCACGGATATGCTTCGGCAAGCTGGCGCGAAATTCCTCGTTGAGTTGCACGCTCTCCGCCCAGGTCTCCCGCGCAATCTGTTCTAAAATCTGGTCATCGTTCACGCCGCCACCTCCGCCAGTCCCAGCATGTCGTTGAAATCCATATCCGCGCGCGCCATGGCGAGCCGCACAGTGAGTTGCCGATAGGCCCGCGCGAACCGCGCCCCGCCGCGACGCATGGCGAGATCGGTGCTGAAAGGATCGCTGTCGCCATCGCCGAGCAGGACCAGTTCGCGCACGCTCGGCGGAATCGCGATCAGCGGCAGATCGTCATCGACATCCGCCGGCGTCGCGCCGGGGACCTTCTTTGGGCCGCCGTCACGGCCGTCCTTACGCACGATCCGCAAAGTCGGGTGCGCCACCCGCCCGGCCGATTTGCCGCCAATGTTCAGGAGGTTGCAGGCCGAGTGAAACTCCGCCCCCTCCAGCAGGGGGGAACCCATGCGGTGAAGCGCCGTGTAAACCGCCAAAACAGTTTCGATCCCCTCGCCGAGAAACCACCGCTCCGGCGCCGCACAGGTCACCAGCGGCACGGTCGCGCCCTTCCAGGAGCCTCGCGTCTTCTTGGCGTCATAGATCTCGCCAGTCTTGGGATGCGGCAGGATCAGCTTGCCCTTCGGCGTCGACAAATCGAGCCAGGTCTGATGCACGCCGGCGAAGCGCCCGTCCGGCCCGACCATTGCGCCAGCCATGGCCGGCCCCCAATGGACGCGGCGCTTCAAATCATTGTCCCAGTAGGGGTGTTCGACCAGATAGCGCAGCTTCGCGTGCGGCGGCGCATAGAGCCCGCGCTTTTCAAGATAGGCCTGCACCGGCGAACCAGCCCAATTATAGCCGCGGCGCCAAATGTCGTGACAGGCCGCGCGTTCCTTCTCGCGATAGTCCACCTGGTCGCGGTACTCGCGTTCCTGCTGCAGGCGAATCTGTTCGGAGCGCCGCTTCCACTCGGCTTCGCGCTGGCGCCGATCTTCCGCCGTCTCGGGGCGCAGATCGTCCGGGCGCGCCTCGCCGGTCACCGTCTCGACGGCGGCGTAAAAGTCCGAGCCGTCGAGATATTGCGCCAGCGCGATGGCATCGCCGCCCACACCGCCCTTGCGGCAAAAGAACAGGTTTTTCCGCGCGTTGACCGAGAACCGATCAACGCCGCCGCACACCGGGCACGGCGCGCCCGAGCTGGCCATCCGGCGCGAGTAAATCCCTCGCCGCTGCAGCTCGTCGATCACCCGCACAGCGCGCGCGCGCGCCACCCATGCTTCGACCTGCGGCGAAAAGCTCATGGCAGGAAACCCAAAGCGTCAGCGACCACGCAACCGACGAGCGCGGCGACAGGCAAGGCGTACGGCCAGCACTCGGCCGTCCACCCGAGCACCCGCGCCCACCTCGACGCCGGGAGCGCGGGCTTCGGCGCAGGAGAGGTGCGAAGATCGAGCGCGACCTGGCGCAAAATTCCCGGTCCCTCGACAGGCAGCGCATCCAGCAAAGCAGAGGCATGCGCGGCGAAATTCGTCTCAATGAGATCCGCCCTGTTTTCGCCCGTGACGCCGGAGAGATTTCGCCGGTGAGCGGCAAGCGACGCTTCGTAAAACGCGAGCAGCTCCGCCGAATAGATCTGTATGGTCCGCATCACACCCCGCCTTTCCGTTTCGCCTTGGGGTTGCGCAGGCTTCGAAGGACAGCAGCCAGATCAACAGGCGACCACCGGAGGAATTCCCGGTCGCGATCGGCCAGGAAGCGCCGCGCATCATCGAGCGCCGTACCGTATGCTTGGTGGTCGCGAGGCCATCCGCGCACGCCAATCGAGAACGGCCAATTCACAGACTGCTCTGATTTTCCGACGTTCTGTGTCTTCATGATCGTCGTCATCACGCCACCCGCGCCAGCGCACGCGGACTCCGCCGCGTCACACGCATGAGATCGCGACCGCCGGTCGCGTCGCGCGTCCAGGCCAGCCACTCATCCTCGGAGATGCGGTAAAACCGCAGCACGTCGGCAAGCGCCGCATGTCCGGCCTTCACGGCGCCGACCAGCGCCATCTTCCGCGCCGGCGTGAACCGCCCGATCGGCGCGAACAGCTTCATCACGCCGTGAGAGCAGCGCCCCTCAACCGGGTTGCCTCGCAGATCGATCCACATGGCTGCTCTCCTTCGCGCAGGCCGCACGCCAGCAGGGGCGGCAATAAAAGGTCCCGGAAACGCCGAACGGCGGAAACTTCGCGCCGCACTTGCAGCGCCGGCGGTCATAATCGGCGAACCAATCGCGCATCGCCGTCGCGCGCGCCTCGGCTTCGGCCTTGGGGTCAGGCTTGGGGTTAGAGCGTCGCGCCATCGACCGACGCCTCCGCCAGAAAGCCCGCCAGCGCATCGAGCGCGGCGCCGGCGATCCCCTGGGCGCTCCCATGCGCGTCGCGGGTCATGCCCTCGCGAATCCGCTCAAAATCGCAGCCCGATTGCAGGCAGTAGGAAATCAGCACGCCGATATCGCGGATCAGATGATCCATGAACTGATCGCGGTGCGCCGCGTTGAGGAATATCTCGCCCACGCGGCCGTCAGGCATGAAGCCGACGCTCGCCAC